CGGCTTTACAAGGATTGTAGTCGGTCGCAGGGTGGAAAGCCGCGTAGCGCCTGTGACCCCATTAAGGTCTCGCGCAGCGTCGGGGCTCGGCTTGCTCGAAGCGACTCGCGGATCAGCCCCTCAGCAGTCAGCCAAATCTACGAGATCCGAGACCACCCAATCCTTACCACGCTCGACCAGCCAGACCCCTATGGATTCATCGACCGGCACCAGTTGATCGGGCTCATGGTGGCATACTGCGATGTTGTGGGCCATCTAGAACTGGTGCCAGAGGGCAACGGGTGGGATTACCAAGATCCGAATCAGGAACGCCCCAAAGGGCCGCCAGAATGTTTGTGGTTGACTTATCCGCAATATTCCATCCCGGTGCGTGCCGGTGGCTCACCGCTCATCGAGTACTTCCAGTATTTTGCGGACAGAATTCCATTCGGCGCAACGGTGTGGTTCCGGTCTCCGGTTAGCCTGCGTGATGCTTACGGGGCATCGTTTAGCCCGACCTACGCCAGCGAAACATACCGGCTTCAAGAGCAGGAGCAGATACAGATTCTCAGCCAGGTGCTAGGCTTGGGGCCGCGGCCAAACATGCTGATCTCAGCCAAAGACCCCAATATGGGGCTGACCAGCGATCAAGGCGACCGGCTGGCCAAGGACATGACTCGCAAGCACGCAGCGGGTGCGGCCGGCAATGTGATGTGGGTCAACGATGCGGTCGAAGTAACGCCCATGAGCTACAGCCCAGCCGACATGGCCGGCAAGGAGATGGCGGAGTATGACCTGTACCGCATGTGCTCGATCTTCGGTCAGCCTCCTACCTATTACACCGTCGACACCAATATCAACAATCTCCAGGCCGCAGATGAACAGTACGCCCGGTGCGGAATTGAGCCACGGTTACGCATGATCGAGGGGCCGCTTAACCGGATGGTCAAGCAGTGGGACCCGGGGCTGTTCTTCAAGTTCGACCCGGCGTTGCCAGAGGATGAAGAAAGCCACATGAAGGTGGTGCAGATGCGGCTAGACGCTGGCTTGACCACGCCCAACCAAGAGAACGAAGAATCGCAGTGGCCGGCATTCCCAGAAGGCGATGAGCACTGGATTCCGAGCACTAAATCAACCATGAAGATGCTGATGGAAGCCCACGAGACCCAGCAAGAGCAAACCAAGCAAGCTATGGTATCGGGCGAGCAATCCGACGAGATCGCCGTTGATGCCCACGAGCACGCAAAGAAGATGGACAAGGAAGGGCTCAAGATCGAAGCCAAGAAAGCCACGCAGAAAAATAAGGAATCGCAGCGTACAATGACCGATGCGGACGTTGAGGTGCTTTGCGCGGCGTTACTGGAGAAGGCGGGATGAGAGTTTTGCGCGGTCGAGTCGATGGCATTTCCAGTTCATCGAATATCGACACCAATGGAAAAGATGCGAAGTGTCCCGAGTGCGAAGAACAGCCACGATACAGCGTGGACGAATCAGGGGGAACGCCAGGGATATTCACAATCTGGTGCTCTCGTGCAAGCTGTAACTGGACTCACACCGAACCGATGCGCGTTCTCCTTGACGATTGCGGACCGACAGAAAACGTGATTAAGACTGCCATTCGCCGATGGGGCAAAAAAGCAATTGCGGAACACGTAAAGGCTGAAGCAGACCGTCCCAAGCCCGAAACCTGGCGAGATAGGGAGCCGCTTTTCTAAGTGACCCCAGCCGGCGCACTACTGCTAGAGCGTACGCTTGCAACGATAAGGGAGAAGCGACGTGTATTCATTGCCGCCCGGCTGGAAAGTCAGATACGAGATTCCGTTGGGCTCGGTGAGTGGGACATGTGCGCCATCGGGCGACGTTTTGCGGGCGCTCGACTTGCAAAAGCCTCTGAAGCCGGCGCCATCCTGCGAGTCTGCCTGCGAGACCTCGGATGGTCAGCCCGGTACAACGCAGGAAAGCTCACAGGAAGGCAACGGCTAAAGCTTCTTGAAGGCGTGCGGCAGTACGGGCGAAGCTGGTTGCACCATGAGGCAATGACGCTCATTGAACGCTTTCAGGACTCTGCTCGAAGTGTTGGCGGTGAATTTGTGGATGTTGTGGGCCGTGCTATACTGCCCGCTGCGAAGGCGGCTGTATCGCGCTTCTTCCGACGAGCAAGAAACTTCGTCCACGAGCTGATTCTAGCCGGCGCGATGGCGATGGGCGGGCCTGGCTACCCGAGCCGCGAAGAGCTCGAGGCGGTTGACCGCGAGGCACAACGGCAATGGCAATACTTCGACAAGTTCGAACAGGAAGTTCTGACGAATCCGCCGCCGGAACTGATCGATCTGTCCACGACGACGATTGATGTTCTGCCGCCGTCGATGACCTCGCGAGAGTTTGCGGCAAGGGCGGAGTCATACGGATCAAGTGCAGCGTCGGCTGGCCAGAACATCAGCCGAACTATCCAGATCAAACAGGGCATCGTCAAGGCTGAGCGGCGCTACCACGATTACCCCTGGCGACGTCCGGGCGTTGATCCCTGCAATGGGTGCATCGAAGAGATCCGCAAGGGCTGGCAACCGCCCGGCAATCTCAAGCCAATCGGGGCCTGCGAGTGCGAGTCGAACTGCCACTGCTACTTCATCTTCTCGGATGACCCCAGCAAGCCCTCTGGGCTCGATCCTGACGAGCAACAGAAGTTCGATGACCTATTGGCCGGAAAGAAGCTGACGGGCTACACAAAGCTCAAGAAGCTGCCCAGCACCGACTGGGTGGGCAAGCGTCGGCCGCAAGATGTGCTGCCGAATCTGCCGAGTGGTCCAGGGCCTGGCGAAAAGCCAAAGGCCAAAGGCCCCAAGCCAGAGCTCAAGCCGATCGAGCCATATAATCCGAACCCGCTCAAGCCGCTCAGCGAGTTCTTGAAAGAGGCTGGCTCGCCTTATGCTGCGGAAGACTATGAAATTGTAGAGTGAGAATCAAAGTCCCCCAATCCGTCGACCTCGCACCCTATGGCTTCCCGGGCTGCAAGGTGGATTACAACGTCTTCGTCGACCACACCCAGGGCGAGCGCAATAACGCCCGAGACTACGCGGTCCGACAAGCTCTACGCGGGCTCATGAGCACTCCAAGCAAGTTGATCCTGCCAGCCACAGCAAAAAATGGCCAGTGGTAGCTTTTCACAACAGTTTTCGGATGCGGTGCATTCAAGCCTTGTCTCGCAGATGGTGGATAAGGCCGAAAAGACCGTCGACCGGGCACAGCAGCTTGCGCCGCACGATACTGGCTACATGGCCAGCACGATTGGCTACACGCTCAACAAGCTCGAGTACCGGGCCGAATTCTACGTGCTGGCAGAGTACGCGCTATTTCAGGAATACGGCACGCGGAATACTCCCCCTCACCCGTATCTGCGGCCAGCCATCAATGAGTTCTGGTCTGACACCTATGGGTTTGAAACCGGCCTGAACTTCAGGAACGTGTTCAAAACCGACAAGAAGTTGCTGGTTTATGGCGGCAAGTACGTAATGCACGGACTGACGAAGCGGCAGCAGTCCCATGTACGCAAAGTGCTCCAGCCATCGCATAAGGCGTTATTTAAAGGCGCGGTTGCTCGATCGAAACTCCACGTGAGGCACGCATTCCCATGACGCTTGAAACCCACACAATCACGCTGCCCAACGGGCAATTGCGGGTCGTCCATATTGAGCTCGCCGACAGCCTGACCCTGGAGCAGAAAGTCGACGATCGCAAGCGGCAACTCGAAGCGGCTGCGGCACAATTGGGTGGCGTTCCAGTGGCGCCGCCGGCGGAGAAGCATCCGTGAATCAGATAATCCGATCATTCGAGGCAACGATTGATAGCGTACTCGAAGGCGAGCGCGCCGTTGTGGCACGCATTAATACGGGTGCGGTCGATAGGCTCAGGACCGTGATTGACCCGCTCGGTTGCGATGTTTCGCACTTCAACAAAACCCGAAGCGTTCTATGGAACCACGGGCTTGACCCGATCCGCGGCACCGTCCCGATCGGTGAAGGTTGGGCGAAGATCCGCCGCAGCGAAAACGACATGATCGGCAAATGCAGATTCGACACCGATCCGCTGGCCGACATGCTGTTCGAGAAATACAAGGCCGGCAGCTTACGCGGCTGGTCGATCAAGGCCGGAGTGCACGAGGCAAGCCCGCCTAGCAAAGCAGAAATTCGCTCGAACCCCGAGTGGGAAGAGTGCGAGATGGTGTACCGCAAGTGGGATTTGCTCGAATTCTCAGCGACGGGCACGCCAGGGAATAGCGATTGCGTTTCGCTCATGGTCAGCCGCGGATTGATCACGCAACCAGAAGGATTCGTTCCAACAGAGCCGCCTCCCGAGCCCGCCAAAGATCCAGAACGCTCGCTAGTTCCTCACATTGAAAGCGATGGCGGCTATTGGTACGTCCGGGGCCTGGCGGTTGAGTCGCCCAGATTCACGAGTGCCCGGGATGCCGAGCAATTGCTTGCGATGGTGAGCAGCCCGCCGCCGAGCCTATCAAGCTTTTATGTCAGTCTGCTCAATCAGACCCGGGCCACTAACACGCAATTCCAACGCGACCTGGAAGCCATCATTGACCTGAAAGTGCGCGGTCGCGTGTAACGAAGCACGTTTTGTTTTGACGTGTCGCAGGTGTAGCAA